CGTTCATCGGAGACTACAAAAGCTTGCAAAGCTTGCAAGCTGTCGCCGATGTTGATGAACCAGTCAACCACAAAACTGTAAGGGATTAACTCCCAAGCAGTTCCGAGGATGTCATAACCGCCAAACTGTAGAACCCGAAGGTCTATAGAATTGCGGTAATCAACAGTTTGACCACAGCGAATCTTTGCTGTAGCCTCACCTTTGACCTCCTTGACGATTTGACCTACAAGGGTTACCGGCATTAGCACTTGGAATGAACCAGGTGCGCTTGCAGGTATTGCCTTAGATACACGAAAGGTCTTGCGCACAGGACGAGGTGTTTGAATGGCCTCGCAGTGAGCAATAGTATCCAAGATGAATGGTCTCCAACCATATCGGGCTTCAAGCCATAGGCTACCCGCTAGGTCAAAGACCTTTGCCCTTGTCTGGGCATCACTCATCATACGACGAGTGACATTAAGGATCTTTCGTGCGTCACTTATAGGACGGAGAAGGAACTTTCCAGCCTTTGCTAGCATATTTCCTGTTTTACGGGATTCTGCTAGGGTAACCAAAGACTGTGTATCGCCTGATCCAACTTTCGCTGAAACAGCCGTCTGCAACTCATCGAAAACTGATGATAAATTGGTTGTGTTCGGTAGCAAATAACCGAACATATCCGTAAAATCATCAGCATTCCACACAGCGGCGTGCGTTAATAAACGCTCAGCCGTGTAGGCGTAGTTATAATTTGTACGATCAATTCCATTGTAATAGAAATGATGCGTCCAAGTTCCCGTTGTATGGGGCCCGCCTATGTATTCAACCCGAGTCATTGGGTTGGAGATGAGTTCCCCAGCATCCCGGCGACGATAAAAGTCGTCGACTTCGACATCGGTCATAATTGAACCGCTGACAAAGGATGCAGTGGAGTAAGCAGAAAGGTTAGACCTTATACGCAATTCCAAATCCTCGTTGGTTAATCCAATGATAGGCGCCCGCCTGAGCGGATCAGAGCCTAGCCTAGCTAGAAGTCCCCCTTCG